TCAGTACGTCTAGCATCTTTGCCAGTACCACTTACAACTTCTTTAGCCATTATATCTCCTACTTAGTAAATTGAGTCTTGATATTAACTGTTCCACCACACCAAATGTTATACTGTATTGCAACTCCTACTGCTTTTTTAGCGGCGCTTGTTGCCTTAGCGTGTGTTTTAGTTTCAATTTCCATTGATGCTAATGCGCCAAGTGCTAATGCACCACCCGAACCTATCCCGTATAAACCTTTATCATCTCGCATATATCCATAGTCATCACTAACTTGATATAACTTTCCATTAAAACAGATTAAAGCGTCCCAACCAGCATCATCATCACTCTTGCCTTTAGGATTTGGATCATATCCTGCTTCTGTTAATGTCTGTTTAATAGATGGAAGAATTCTAACCATCATAAAACGATCTGGATCTTGAGTCTTAATTACTTTAGGCGGTTGCCATAAGTTATTAAGAATATCTCCTGCTATAGCATCACCTGCTACTGCAATTAGATACTCACCAATTTTAACTATCTTGTCGCAACCTTTAGCAATATACGGTCTATCTGTATATGTGGTCATTGAATCTGCTGCTAAGACAGCCCAACCTTTACCCTGTACACCAACTATTGCTGTCATTGTCCCCTACTTAGTTATGCGCCTTGTTGTAGTCCTGCCAAAATACTTCTTAAATCTGGAGCGCCTTGTTGAGGGGTTCCACCAGAAGCGGATCCAGGAGAGGCTGGGGACAGGGGAGCCTGCTCGACTGGTGCTTGTGAACCTGGTGGAACCGTACCAGACTGCGCCTGTGCCATAGCCTGCTCCTGCGGATTTGGTGCAGGAGGAGTGAAGACGGCTAACGCAGCATTCTCTATACTTTCCCCATTACGTCTACGCGTAATTACGTCAGCAATATTCTTAATTAAACCAGATGGATCTTGTCCCTGACTTGCCATCGCTGGTATCGCTTGCGCGGATGCAGTAATAGCGGCACTAAGATTATCTCGCATCTTTTCGATTTCAATTCGTTGTTCTTCCAAAGTAACGTTAACGGACCAAGGAAGTTCTCTACGAATAAAGTCTTTAGATACAAGTTCTGCTCCAAGTGCTTGAAGAGAGAAGATTAGAGCGCGTGATGGGTCAAGACCAGCCATCAATCCATAGCGTACTTCAACTGAAGAGTCGCCCTTGATGTCTTTGCTTGGTGTGTACTTTAACTCGTACGGAGTACCCTGTGCGACACCTCTAACCGATTTCTCAACATTAAATATTCTCTCATCAATTTCAAAGCAAGCCTGTACGACTTCTTCAAAAACCTCTGCGAGAATAGTTTGCCCAGCCTTAATTTGAGAATCAAAGGCTCCTAGTAGTGCTTGAACACCTTGGCCAGTGATAACACTAGCGTTGATTGTTCCTGATCTACCTTCAGGATAACGAGCACCGAGACGCATCTCTGATTGGAGTGCTGCTTGCTCTTGAAAGGCAGCGTTAGGTATGTCAAGTTTGACTCTACCAACACTTTGCGGTTGGCTGGTGCGAATAATCGCATCAGGACCCATAGGCAAATCTAAAACATCTGTAGGAACAACAAGAGGTGCCTGAATAGACTTCTCTGCTGCTTCCATTGCTAAGTTAGCAAAGCGTGCTCTGGCTAACTGTACATATAATACATCATCAAACTGTCCGCGTGGCTCATCATCAATACCAGGCTTGCGAGCAATGAAGGTAAGTAACTTACCAACTGGGTTTGCTACTTCATTTAAAAGTAAATTACCACGTTTAGGTAAATAAAGAACTGTAACATTCTTATCTGCATAACGAATAAGTTCTAATTGTTGATTAGTATTCTGATTGTATCCTTCTTTACCAAGAATCTGTCCAGCAAACTCAGGATACTCATTAGCAAGTTCTCCTATTGTCTTAACATAGCGCTTAGCATATGCTATACAACGGCCAAATCTATCAAACTCAGGGTAAGCACCAAGTGGATCTTCCACACGAATGCGTGGCATGTTTGTTTCAAAGTCTAGTTCAACGTGGATTGGCAAAAAGCCGTATGTAAAATACCAGTCAGCGCCCCAGTACATTTGAGTTTGTAGGCGTGAGTTGTATACATAGTTGTTTGCAATCATACCACGCTTATCAGCAAAGGTACGAGCACGATCTGAACTTGTATTAGTTGTAGAACAGTTAAAAGATGGAAGTGGAGCAAGTACTTCAGATAGATCACGAGCAGCAACGTCAACAAAGTTAGCCACCATAGCAGAGTTCATGCCAGCAGGGAATAGGTCTGGGAATACATCAACCATCTTACCCTTACGAACAGCAAGAATATCTCCCATACGGGAATCTCTTGCCATGTTACGTTGCTTTAGGTTCTCAACGCGGCGTGCAATTGAATCAATATCTGATAACATCTATATCCTATTCATATACTGACATCTCATAATCAGTTACGTTAACTGAGTACCGAGTATCTATTTGTTTTTGAGTTGCCCACTTGTTATATATATGGGTTTGATTAAATTTTCCATTATTAATAATTTCACGTGCTCTTAGTTCACAAAACCACAGAGCCATAACGCAGTCAGTAGGACCACGAGTATCAGGCTTCCATGTAATCAATTGCTGTATAAGGGCTTTGATGCCCTCCGAACCTTCTTGAGAAGGTAGTTCGATGAGGTTATTATCTTGATGTAGGTTATTTCGCATAGTGCCAAATAGACCAGACATAGCGGCTACACCGAAAGATGTATCCCATTTATTTTTTCCTGTGAATTGACTTGAAAACCTGATACCTCTTGATGCTAGGAATGAACGTAAATCTTCGTCTAGGGCATAAGCCTTTTGATGAGCATTAGTTTCGATTCGTAACTCTTGTGGACTGTATTTCTCAGACCAATCTTCAATTAACTGTTGGATCTTTTGAGGTGTAGGATCCTTCATGTTCTCAACATCTAGTATATAACGCTTACGTGTATTACGATCTACTGTTATAACTACTGCTGCAGTCTTACCTGCCATCGCTGGGTCTAATCCCATAATGGTATACCAAGAACCTGTTTCTTTAGGGTGTCCTGGAACTCCTGGTTTTAACGGCCCGCGTTTACGCATCCCATTGATTGAGCCTTGTACACAACCAGGTGGAAAAATAGAGTCTTCTTGTATGTCTTGCTGTTGATAAACCAAAGCCCAGGCAGCGGCTGAAACTTCACTTCGGCGCCTAAATAGAGCGGAGCCATCCCATTTCCTGTATAGCCCATCTTCATCTGGTTCTTCTCCCTCTGAGCCTTCCCATGGTATATGGGACTTAGGCCATAGTGTTACCCAGTCATTTGGATCATCATTAAATTCTAATACTGCTGGCATGGACATATAGGTGAATGGTGTCTTACCACTAGACCAGTGCTCAGGACTACGTATCTCTCGATAGAGATCGTTAGATGCAATTCTTGTCCCTACGATAAGTAACTTACCAGCATCGCCGAGACGTGTGATAACCTCTCGCTGTAGCCATAGTAGTTGCTTATCCCACTCGTGAGCGTTGGTAGTAGTCACAACGTCATCAAGTATAATCAAGTCTGATCTTGAACCTGTGATCTGACCACCAATACCTAGGGCTTGGACAGTAGGATCTTTTTCAGTAGAGTCGCGGGCCACATAGATGCGGTCAGCCTTCCAAGAGTCAGAGTCTTCTTTCCAACCTCCAGCACTTCCGTAGATGGCTTGGAACTTAGACCAGCGTTCATGACTTAGGCGTTGCTTGATTGAGTATAGATACTCTTTAGCACGCTCTTGGGTTTTAGATACAATAGTAATTTTAACATTAGGATTCATGGCTATTCTATAGACACAGTAGTTAACTGTGATGACTGTAGACTTAGCATGTTCAGGGGGTACATTTATAAGTAGCCGTTTTGAGGAGGCTGGTTCATATACCATAGAATCGTGAGTCCATGATGGCTCCCGTCCTTCAAGCACATCGATCCAGGATCTATGATGTGGGAAGATGGGTGAGTCTAGGAACTCTCTTGAGAACTCTTCAAAGCCAATATTAAACTTCGCATCACCTGAGACTATGCTTAGGGAGCGCTTGCCTTCATCACGGGCCTTCTCAAGTTCAGCCATGAACTTAAGGTCTTTCTTCCAGTCTTTGAGTACATCAGGTTTCCTGCCAGCCCTAATGATAGCATCTTGGAGTGAGAGTCCTTGCTTAGCAAAGTCGATAACCTTTGCCTTCGCTTCCTTCAAGGCTATAACGCTGTGGTGTTCTCCACCCGCCTTAAACCCCATATATGACCCCCTATTAAAAACTCCCCTTCGTTCGGCGCCTTCAGGCGCCTCACTACCCCTCGAGGAGGGCATTAAGCCCTCCGAGAAAACTCGCTATTGACGTCCGCTCGTTTTACCCTTACATATATACTAACCCGTTCAGAAGGGGTAAAGCGAACACCTCGTCTTTTTAACACTCCGTATGATCTAAAAAATATATAAGCGGATAGTGTAGTATACCCCGCGAGCGAGGTTAAAGCATCGGGGTCTTTTTCCCGAATGCTTTGACCGAGCGAGCGAGTAAGTGTGCGCCATAGCGCACCTTATCGGGTTCTAAGGGTGTCCCTTAGCGGGGGGCAAGGGGGCAGAGCCCCCTCGTTTTTTAATAAGCGCGATAGCGCCTTATTGGGGCCCCTTTGGGGTGGGGTCTGGGGCAAAGCCCCAGCGTTTTTGGGCATTAAAAAACCCCGCGTGTACGTATGCACACACGGGGCT